GAGAATAATCTCCAAACAATTTTGATAGTTTTCTTTCATATTAGGTTTCCTTGATATATTGGTCATTCCAACCAAATGCTTCTTTAACTACATTGTCAGATAGTCCTTTGTAAACCTGATGCAGTTTTTTATCCTTAGCATCAACAATTAGTTGGGCCTCGGTTTCGTGTAACCCTTCCAACATTTGGATGAAAAGATTTTCTTTCTTAAACTGTGGAATGGTATTGTCACCCCCTTTGATAAATCTGTACAGTTTTCTAGATTCTTTTCTCAGAACAGTATGTTCTGTTCCCTCTGCGGCTTCGTTCTTTTGGTAAGGAACTTCACCATTTGGGAATACCCATTCGATGTTAGGGTCAAAAGAAGATTTAAGTACCATTCTAAGAGCGTCTGAATCATTCTCTTTTAGGATTGCAATCTTCTTATCCTTTGTCTTTGCGTTATGTACTTTCTTTAGTACCTCAGAAAGTAGAGGTGTATATGTTCTACTCATATTAAAAGTCTCCAATATCGTTCATAAGATTCTTCAATCTTTTTGATATGAAATAATTTACATTCCAAATCAATTAATGTTTTGTTGCGTTGATAATTCCTCATCATTTCTTCTGTACAAAAATCTTCTGGTTCAAGTTCAACCCATGTAGCGATTTTCTTCTTGGCCAGTGGTTTCTGCCGCAACTCGTTTACAAATGTATCGTCAGCAGACAGGAAGTTTGGTACACCGTCACTTCTGTCTCCCTTCAATATATGTTCTCTAATATATAGGTGAGGGTCTTGGCCGTTCACAAACTTCTTTAATACAGGTGAAAATTGCTTTACAAAGTTGTGTTTTTGCAACTGAATAAAATCTTTGTCACCAGATAAAATAAGAACCTTTTCATATGCAGTAGGTGTTTTAGAAACATAATCAACTATACCAGCGATACAATCATCTGCCTCTGCACCTTCGACTTCAAGAACCTTATATGGAAAGTTATCACGAATCTCATCACGAATGTTATTCAGTGTTTCAAATATTAGATTCCAATCTAGTCCAGAGGCTTCTCTATCCTTCTTTCGATTAGACTTGTAATTAGGAAAGTAATCTCTTCTCCAATACTTTTTGCTATCATAACATAAAACAAGTTCACCGTATTCATCACCGAACCTAGAACGATACATCCTAAGTGAGTTTAGAACCATATGGCGAACCAAATTTTCATCTACATCATTTTGTCTTTTAGAACCTATCTGCATCATTAGATTACTGATGCATACTTGGTTCATATCAATTAATATCATAACTACTCTTTTTCATCTCCCTTGATTTCTTCAATTACATCTTTAACCAAATCCAAATCGAACTCAGTATATAGTCCTTGAGTCTCATCATAATCTGAAAGTACGAAAATGTCAACAAGTTCTTGCATAGGATGTTTTACACCCATGTCTCTATAGATACAAGCCTTGACAAGTTCAATCATAAACCCAATGTCTTTAATGAATTCTGGATTTTCAGTATCCATTCCATTTTCTTGCATATTGGCAATCATATTTACAACAAGTCCTTCAGTAAGGTGTTCTGCAAATTTCAAATCAGTATGTAATTTGATTGCCTTGTCAGATATCTTTAGATTTTTATGTACCTTCATTCTATTTGGAAACTGAATAATCTTTCCATCACTATTATCGTTATCATTCATTTTCCATTTCCCTTGTCCATTCACATCCAATATCTGGATACCAGTGTCCGATAGTTCTTTTAGGTTTACCATTTGGATGGTATGCCATAGTGATAACTTTCCATTTAACTTTACTTTGTTGATGTTCACCATAGAAATCATCGCAATAGTCACCATCTCTTAGATACCTATGAAGATTACGAATGTAACCTTCATGGGAGGCGGCACGAGCCTCAGCGCCCTTTACCTTACGTCTAATATCACTCTTTGCAATGGACAAGAGTTCTTTCTGTGTCTTAATCCATCCCTGTACGCTCTTCATTGACAGAGGATTATCATCTGGTAATGCAACTACAGTTGGATGGATGTTTGTATATTTGGGGGGATTTGCCTTGGCACGTTTCTCTCGTGCAATCGCAAGACGTTCTGCGGCGGCAGCCTTCTGTTCTGCCGTCATTGGTTTACGTCTTTTTCTTGTCTTAGGGATTGTTGAGTCAGTCTCCACTTTAGCACGCCGTGCCATTATATCACCTCTTAATAACCAAATTCTTCCATACGCTTTTGCATCTTACGTTTGTAACGTCTAGTTGCAGCCGCCTTTGCCTTTCGTTTTTTCGTACCTCTACTCTCGTAGTATGCACGTTCTCTCAATTCTTGAAACACACCTTCTTTAAGAAGTTTCTTCTTGAGAACCCTTAGAGCGCCATTGACATCATCGCCACGAACTGTGACTGTCATACCGCCTAACGGTTTTTCCTGTTTTTTCTTGTTCCTTTTAAAGTTATTTTTATAGTACATTATTTCCTCAATAGTTGGCCTGTCCGGCAGGACTCGAACCTGCGACCCACGGCTTAGAAGGCCGTTGCTCTAATCCAGCTGAGCTACGGACAGATTCGCTCAACTGATTTATTTCTGAAACCTAAGTTTATACTGTCTGCCCTCATGGTAGAAAGTTACTACACTATGAGAATACACAGTAACAGATTCCTCATTATAACGAGTTTGCACATTACATACTCGTTGTGTACCACCAGTGGCATTAGAATTGTTATGTCCAATCATACCACCAAGTACAGCACCCAATGCTCCACCATTTTTGACATCACCGACATTGTTACCGATAATGCCTCCAAGGATTGCACCTTTCAATGTATCGCCAGTTTTGTCTCCACTCATAGTTTGGTTTGTACAAACCTCTACGTTATAGGGAACACGATTAATAACTGTCTTATTGAAATCTTGAACTGTCTCTGCAACTGCTGATGTAGATGCACCAATCATTGCAAGTGTTATTAAAGTTTTCTTCACTTTTTACTCCGTTACTTCCATTATAAATTTACCTGTTCCAAATAGTTCATAACCACCTTTGCATTCAGTAATTTTTACTATTGTCTCCAAGGTATAACACATTTCTTTTGCAGCCACTACGGCCTCTGTTAAAGTTTTGTATATCACAACATTATTTACCTTTCTCTCCGAATCACTCACATTACTTTATATATTACCAAACTTTCTGATATTTGTCAAGAGGCAAAATCTCTTTTTCGCCAGTTTTTTTATCAACCTCTACTTTAATCATATTGTTCTTTTCTAACTGATTCAAAGTTTGTTCGATAATATGCTCAATCTTTTCTTTCTTACCTTGATATTTACCAAAGTAGAAAAAGGTAGCAAGCACAGGTGTTGCCACCAATGAAAATTCTAATCCTGTCATTTAACGCTCCAATATCACGAACTGTCCAAAGTATTTATCAAACGTCTGAACAAGGTGTTCATAGTCACCCAACTTCATTTCTTCAATCAGTCCATCAATCGCCAACTTAGAGTAACCAAGTTGTTTACCAAAATTCATTGCATGGCCCATGAGAGCAAATGCATTCCCATCAGGGCCTGTCAAATCTAAAACTATTTCACCGTTAGGCTGCTTGTTGCGTATCATCACAATTCTCCTTCTCAAACTGTTCTACAATTGCTTCTTTCTCTTCAACCAATTTGGTGAGAGAGATGAGCGCCATATGCTTCTCATCTGAAGCACCCTCACAAAATGCTATAATAGCATTTTTCAAAACATCAATATCATTCAAAACGTCATTCATAACAAATCTCCTCAAAAAAGAATGCCTGGCTTTTAACGTGGTCGCATCACTGTCAGTCACACTAGTCAGGTCTTTTAGCTAGTGCGCCCCATATCACCCTGTGTGGACATAGCTTTCAATTCATATGGGCGAACCTACTTGCACTGTTTCTGTCCTTAGAATATTGTCACATCATTTCCAAACCTCATCTCTCATTATGTATATACTATACCATGTTATCATAACAAAGTCAAGCACTTTTTGGCATTTATTCGACACGATCATGGATAGGAACAGCACCATAAAAACCATGTCCAAGCATCTCTTCAATCTTGTCACTGAACCTTGAATCAGATGTTGCGGCATAGTTACCACCCATCATAGTCCACTTACCCTCTGCTTCCTCTGGAATAACTTTCACAGAAGAACCGAAACCAAAAGTCTGTTTTACCAACTTTGCGGCAGGGTAATCTTCACATGGATCGAAAGGCCCATCCACATTTGTCAAACAAAGTCCTTTGATGTTCCACTTAGAGGAAACACCACCATTTGTACAATCACGACCTTCAGTCTTATATACGTTTACTAACAATCCCATTAT